CCACGTTGGTTCGAACATCACATCATCTGGGTCGAACTTGGCATCGCGGTTGATGTTGTACCCCCTAGCGATGAGCTCCTCGGTAAGCTGGTCATAGCGCTTCCTCAAATAAGCACCCTTGTCGTAGAAGAAAGTAACATGTCCCGCATTTAGGCAGAACTCTTTGGGAATCTTCTTGAATATCTTTTCGCGAGATTGTGTCTTCAGCGACCGCGCGAGAGCCTTGGGGATCATTTTTAGCTCACGCCATTCTGCACATAGCAAATTAAGAAAGGAAATATTTTCAAATATATCGTTCGTTTTCGTATAGAATATTATGAGATAAGTGTATATATTTTCAAAACAACTTACCGGCAAACAAATGTTGATTTGCGAGCTCCGATGGATCTACCAGATTAACACGAGTCATTTGTTTTTTTACAATATTCTAACTTCTATAACTATATAGATCTTCATTTTCCGTGGTCAAATGATAATCATGAACCAAATAGAAAGATTTCGGGATGAGTGGTAGACCGTGTCCAAGTATTTATGAAATTTCTTTCTTTCTCTGGATACAAAAATCTGAGATAGTTTGAAGCCTCGATACACGACATATACACGACTCCATATACGCATACTTGTTTTGAGTTCGGATTTAAACTTCCAACTTTTCCAAACATTGCGTTATTTTTACCTGAGCTTGCTAATCGATTTTTTTCTCGAGTAGAAGCACTTACCTCTTTACCTGTTTTCGGATGATCGGAACCCTTTTTTCCAAACATTGGATTATTTTCACCAGAATTCAATATACTTAGTTTCTTCTTAGTTTCTTCAGATGCCTTCTTCCCTTTCGAGGATTCGCTCATACGTTGTCTACTTTCGTCAGTAATTATTTTACCTATATTCGCGATACTTATAGCTTTTTTTTGCTCTTCACTTATCGCTCCTTTAGAACCACCCTCGCGAGAGTTATACCCGTATAGCCTGTTCGTAGTATCCAACGAACGTATCAGTGAAATTTCAAGATAATTTAGCATAAAGAGAGGGACCTCGTAAACCTCAACGTGGAAATTTGAAAATCCATATTTAATTAGCGCGTTAGTAAAATATATGTTGGTTCCTTCATTTCGAATATATGGTCTAAATCTATTAGCAGGTGGTTGTATAGTTTGCCCTATATATACTTTACCGGATGGCGATTGTAATTTATATATATATCCTTTCATACCCGATAAATCATAATGTTAATATGAACAACGTAAATTATACATAGTTTGTGTCAATATGCTATATCCCATGGTCAAATGACACACCCTCATATCAACACCACGTGGTTATATAAGCACCTTCCGACAACAACATCGTACAAACTGAATTATGGCTCCTTACATCTCCTCCGTCGCGGACTTCGTCAATGGCTCCGGTCCCATGCCCAGGTACATGCCTCCTCATTTCGTCAGGAATGTCATCGACGCCCTGCCGTTTTCAGGAAGCAAGTGGACCGTGAAGGAGAAGTCGCTCGCGGTGCTCCAGGGCATTGCCGAAGAGAACCCGGATGAGGTCTCCCAGTATCTTCCTGAAATTGTACCGATTGTATCCGACTGCATGGTGGACCTGCGCCAGTCGGTGAAAGTTGCCGCCGCGAATACTCTTTCCAAGTGCTGTCTCTCCATCGGAAACAAGGACATCGAACCCTTTGTTCCCATCCTCATCGCCTCTATTTCCGACAACAACCAAGTCGCCGAGTGCATCCACCAACTGTCCGCGACGACCTTTGTGCAAACCGTAGATGCCCGCACCCTCGCCGTACTCGTCCCTCTCCTGTGCCGCGGAATCGTAGACCGCACCACGGTTGTTCGCCGCAAAACATGCGTGATTATCAACAACATGGCCAAGCTCGTAGACGACCCCGCAGACGCTTACGATTTCTCTAACAAGCTCATCGACGGCGTCAAGAATGCAATGGAGAGCATGTCAAACCCCGAGGCCCGCGCCATCGCCACCAAGTGCTACGACTACCTGTTCAACCTCCACAAGAATGAGTGCGTCAAAATCACCATCGAAGACATCCGCGGCGTTCTCGCAGATAAGAGTATCAAGGGCACCTATGTGTCTGGTATTGTAGACAGCCTCCTTCGCAACAAGGTGACCGATGTGGGTACGTGGGAAACTGCCCTGGGTAATTTTACCGTCGAAGCTACTATTCCCGAATTATTCGAGGCGTTCAAGTCGGATGACAAGGACGTTGCCATCAAGGAGACCGAACCAGGCGAGGACCTGTGCGACTGTGAGTTTTCCCTTGCCTATGGTGGAAAGATTCTCCTTAACTCAACGCGCCTGAACATCAAGCGTGGTAACAGGTATGGTCTGATTGGTCCCAACGGTGCCGGTAAGAGTACACTGATGCGTGCTATTGCCAACGGGCAGCTGGATGGGTTCCCTGATGCCCACGAGGTGTGTACCGTCTACGTGGAGCACGACATCGACTCTTCTGTTTCGGAGCTGAGCGCCTATGACTTCGTGGCTAGCGACCCCAAGGTTGCGGAACGCAGCTCCCCAGAGCGCATCCTGGAAAAGCTCATCGCAGCTGGTTTTGACGAGACCATGCGCGGTTCTCCCATCAGTTCTTTGTCTGGTGGCTGGAAGATGAAGCTGGCGCTCACACGTGCCATTCTGCTGGATGCGGATGTCCTCCTAATGGATGAGGTGAGTTAACTATCTTTCTGCCATCTATAAAATGTCCCAAAAGTATGCTTGCACTCATTACGATTGCCACAAATTATCTAACCGACCAATTATTTGTCTCCCTCTATCTGCAGCCCACCAACCATTTGGATACTGCCAACGTTGCTTGGCTCGTGTCATACCTTACCGGACTGAAGGACGTGTCTTCGATGATCGTGTCGCACGACTCTGAGTTCCTGGACGCGGTATGCTCTGCCATCATCCACTACGAACCCAACCTCAAGCTCCAGAAATACATTGGAAACCTGTCCGCCTTTGTGGCACAGCGTCCCGAAGCCGCCGCTTACTATAACCTGAAGGATGCTACCACCAAGTGGGAGTTCCCCGAGCCCGGCTTCCTAGAAGGCATCACCTCGAAGGATCGTGCCATTATGAAGCTTCGTGGCGTGACCTTTAAGTATCCCGGCGGGAAGAACATCTTCAGTGGAGTAAACTCCCAGGTGTCCATGAACTCTCGTATTGGAGTAATCGGCCCCAACGGTGCAGGTAAGTCTACCCTAATCAAGGTGCTGACCGGAGAGATGCAACCTACTGAAGGTTCCGTGTGGAAGCACCCCAACATGCGCATGGCATACGTTGCTCAGCACGCATTCCATCACATCGAGAACCATCTGGACATGACACCGAACCAATACATCCAGTGGCGGTATGCAAGTGGCGAGGACCTAGAGTCCGTTGACCGGTCCGAGCGCAACGCAAAGGATACCGAGAAGATGTACGAGGTAAAGGTGATCGATGGTGTCAAGCGCTCTCTGGAACGGATTGGAGGCCGTCGCAAGCTGAAGCGCTCCTACGAATACGAGGTATTCTGGAAGAATGAAGAATCCGCAATGTGGATGGCAAGGGAGCTCCTCGAGACCCTCGGGTTCCAGCAGCTCCTGAACCAGATCGATGCCAAGGATGCCGCTGCCAATGGTCTTATTGGCAAGCCACTGACGGCCAAGAACGTTGAGGACCACATGGCAAAGCTCGGTCTGGACCCCGAGTTTACTACTCACTCCAGGATCCGCGGTCTGTCTGGTGGTCAAAAGGTAAAGCTGGTTATTGGCGCCGCACTGTGGCAGTGTCCTCACATCATCATCACCGATGAGCCGACCAACTACCTGGACCGCGAGAGTCTCGGCGCTCTGTCTGCCGCTCTGGGTGAATTCGGCGGTGGTGTGGTGGTTATTTCCCACAGTTCGGAGTTCGTGAAGACGGTATGCTCCGAGATGTGGACGGTGGGGGGTGGACAAGTATCCATCACAGGGCAGTCTGCTGCAAACCTGGAAGCGGCCAAGATCGAGATGAAGAGGGACACCGAATACGTGGACGCTCTGGGCAACACACATAAGATCAAGGAAGAGAAGCGTGAGCTATCTCGCCAGGAGAAGAAGAAGAAACAGAAGGAACGCAAGATGCGCAAAGCTCGTGGGGAAGATGTCAGCGATAGCGATGAAGAGTAATTATGTTTTGACATATTTTTGAACCAAAGGATGTAAATAATGAGAAATATGCCCAGAATCCACGCCGAACGTGTGGTAACTTTCAAACTCGTCGCCGTGAATTGCCCAGAGAACATTGAAAACTTTCGTATCCACGTGATTGCTAAAAGGTCTGTCGTTCCAGTTGAGCGCCGGGAACCCGAACTCTCGTGCGATGGTTACAATCGCTTTATGCTCCCAACAAATAAGAGGAACCGCGTCGTGGGGTAATTTTTTTACGTAGTCAACGAGTTCTCGCGTTTCTTCGCGGTGGAACAAGATGTGCAACGGCATGTGAAATTCCTTGCTCATCGGAAGCAGCGTTTCCACGCATCGCCACGAGGAGTGTTTCTTGGGTTTCATAGATATGAGATGCGTTGGGAACGGGACGCCAGACGGTCTGAAGTTCCTGAAATACGTGGGTAAATACGAAGCCCGTATCTCTCCTTCATCTGAAAGTTCGCCCTCGTATTTTTCACCATGGCGCATGAGTAACACAACAGGCATTAATTTATATACATATGTAAATTTTCTAAGAAAACTATTTAGAAAAATATAAATAAGATTTTTATTTAACTACGGTGTAGTGGTGTACCGTGTTTTAACTACGGTGTAGTCTATTGTATTTTTTTATTAATTTAATACATACGTTGGTATCTATAAAAAGATGGATATAGAAACATTTACACAGGCATGTAAAGTTTGTAAGAAAACTATTTAGAAAAATATAAATAAGAAAAAAAACTACATATGTATCAACTACATATGTAGTTTTATTAATTTAATAATAATCAGTGGTAGAAACATATAAATGACTTTAGATGTATTTAAGTTCTCTATGTATACGTGTGGGTGTGGTTATAAGACGGTAGATAAGGGAAACTCCGCCAAACATAAGAAGGTCAATTGTGGTCATCAAATGACTGTATCACCAGAGAGGTTCATTCTTGAAAGAGAATATTTAGAAACATTGAGTAAAAAAGAAGACAAGACCGTTGCCGGAGACACTGTTCAGCGGGATAAAATCATTGACAATAGCATTAATACAGACAACAGCACGCACATTGATAATAGCATCACCAACGTGACTCTGGTGCTACCAGAACGGACTACCAAAGAGGACTTCTTAGAATACCTTGAAACACTGGGGCACCTTGGTTTTAGAACACCAGAACAAATCGCAACGATGCCCGGGAAGATGCTGATGTTCACGCGAGACGCAAAGAAACTTCCGGGAGCTCTGATAGAACGCGACAAGAAAATCATTGAAAAACTTCCAGACGGAACCGAACGTGTAATGGGAAAGAAAAAAGCGATACAAACATACACGCACGAAGCTGTAGATGCATTGTGTTTGCGACCTCCTGCTACCGGTGTGAGTGATTTTTTAGAAGTGGAACGCGGAAACAAACGGACGAAGATGTCGTTACAGGATGCTGTGAAATTGCGAGTGAAAGACCCGAAGAATTACCATAACAGTGTTCCGGAAGACGTGAAACACCGTCATCAAAGAATAGAAAGTCACACGGAAAAGGCGTTGGACAAAATAACGACGGAAAATAAGACGAACGGATTCTTATGACCATCATATCGTCGCTACTCGATACATAAGACGCAATTTCGTCCGTATTATAATATAAATTAAATAATATGACAATCGTCTCTGATCCCAACAAGGCTTGGAGCGTGTTGAAGAGACTTCACAATTCGGTCGACGGGAGCTTCATGTTCTCGAACATTACCGACAAGTTCAAGATTGTTATCCGCAACGATCCGGAGGGCGGTCTGGGACACTTCATGAATGTCGGAGTCATTGTTAAGGTTGGCGAATATGACGAAATTCTCGCGGAGTGTCTGGAAAATGTCGCGGATGCGATGGGATGGGTCGACGAAGAGAAGAGCGAATTTTGTTTTGCCGAGTTTGAGCTCGACCGCAGGACTCCGCAGGAGGAGGACCTTAAAGAGTTTTCGGATTTTGTGAACCAGATCTACAAGACGGTCATATGCCCCTGTGCCAAGCATCTTATCTCCGACGGCGCCGACATGTGTTATTTCTGCGAATTTACATCCAACCCAGAAAAACTGGCGACGGTTGATTGCCCGATTTGCATGGAAACATGCTGCGAGATGCACTCTGTGACCATGCCATGCTGCAAGACGAAGATGCACAAGATGTGCGACAACGAGTGGTACGTTAAAGGCAACAAATCATGTGCGATGTGCCGTGCTGATCTTCCTAAGAGAGACGTGAGGACGCGTATCACTCTGGAGAACCTGGTTCAAAATATCGCCCGAGAGGTCGAAAGCAGACTTGGAGAAGTTGAAGACGATGATGACGAGGACGACGACGATGACGAGGACGACGAAACCGAAATTGATTTGTAGAAAAATAATATATTGTAATAATATAATCAACATGTCTATGTTCGCGACTATTAAAACTTTTATTCTGTTGTTTGCATATTTTGCGGCTTTCCAGATCGGCAAGATGACCGAGCGCCCCAAGAACCTGTGGCCTCGTGCAAAGACTGGCCAGAACCCCTTCCTTGTTGGTGACTGGGATCTGTACCAGAAGATCTACTATGGTGTTGTGGGTCTTGCGATACTACTGACTCTGGTCGGCGGCTCTGGCATGGGCGGCATGGGCGGTGGCATGTTCGGCGGCATGGGCGGGGGCGGTGGATATTATTGATCATATTGACAAAAAAAACTTTTGTAAAAGACAATATTTCTTACAAAAGTATAAAAAAAATGTACGCATATATTAAATGTATCCCGCGCCGTCGCGTTCAAAATCATTTCAAGCTCACGAATACTGTCGAGACGCGGTGTGCAAGAAGATATTCGGGATATTCCCTCGGAAGCCATCCCAAGAACTGCGAGTGAAAACCATGAGCGTTCCCAGAAATAT